AATGCTTTATGAATGGGCGACATTGGAAGATATTTTTCATGTTAACCATGCAGTACTGTATGGATCTACCACCTGCGCTCAGGGCAAATATTGATTACATCTTCATTTTACGTGAAAATATTATTCAAAATAGGGAAAAACTGTTTAAAAACTTTTTTGGTATTTTTCCATCTTTTGAGATGTTTAATAAAGTTATGGATTCATGCACAGAAAATTACGAATGTTTGGTTTTAGATAATACATCTAAAAGTAATAAAATAGAAGATTGTGTCTTTTGGTATAAAGCGACACTTCGTAAAAACTTCAGGGTTGGTGCACCAGAGTATTGGCAAACACATAAAAAGATGTTTAATCCAAAACATGGAAACATGAAAGTAGGAGATCCAAATTCAGTTAAAAAGAATACACCTTTTAAAGTTACTAAAAGAAAATGATAAGATCAATTGCTAAACGAATGTACACGACTTTAAATTTACATACCACTAAAAATATGACTGTGGTGTATCCAGCTTATAATGAATTTAAACCAGATGATAGTGACGATGGGTATAGAATATTAATTGATGTATGTCATCATACAAAAACTGTTTATATAGATAACGATATGTGTGATTACGATAAATTAAATGATTTACCCAGGATCATAAAAACATTTGGGTGTTTATATCCAAACTACACTCTTCAGGGCAATGACGCGTAATCATTTAAAACCAAAAAACTACGTACATATAAATGGCGACAGACGTTAGAACGATGAATCTTTCAGATAATGGCGATGGTATGGTTTCCCTAAATGACAATCAGGGTACATCTTTCGTGCCGAATATACCCCCTGAAAAAAATGTGAGTGAAAATAAACAGACAATGGACTCTACTTCGATTTCCGATATTATGGGTCAAGCCGAGGAACCACTCGAACCACCAATGATGAGCGCCGATCCAAGAATGACACAAATGCACATGCAAGCTCCAATGATGATGGCGCAACAACAACAACCAGTAGCACAACAAGCAACTGAAAAAAAATCCGAATCTAAAAATCCATTCAACCTTACTGATGACCAGTTCCAAGCACTCATTGTAGCTGTATGTGCTGCGGTGGCAATTAGTAAGCCAGTTCAAGAAAAACTCGCGAACTTTGTCCCATCGTTTTTGAACGACCAGGGAAATCGAAGCGCAATCGGCTTAGCGTCGACCGGTATGGTCGCGGCGATCGCCTTTTACCTTGCGAGAAAGTATACTTAAATCGCATTATAATGTCTATACATTCTTTTTCCGAAAATAAAATAGGAAACGAGAAATCCGAACAGTAAACCAACTGCGCGAAGTCCTAGAACAGTACCAGTACTCTTCGTAGTTTTACCATAATCTCTGAAATCCTTTTCAAATCTTTTGTTTATTTGGGATACACCCGCAACCATACCCATACCCAATAAGGTTGATATAACTAAAAATGGTCCATCTATAGCTAAACGCCCAATTAAATTACCACCACGTGGTAATATAGTGATGACTAACGGTGTAACAACCATGATTATAAACATGTTTAACCATTTATCGTTTAAAAGTAGGGGGGCACTCGAAGACGCGAGTAAAGTGTTCAGTAACAAATACGCTTTCATTAAATCACCGAACGATTGCATTTTATTAATACTAAACATTATTTATCCTGGACGTGTTTACCACAAAATTCAGTTCTTTTTGGTATTTCCTGGTATATACCTAAAGAAACGCATATGGTTTTAAGTTTATTAAATTTTTTCCAGAATTCCTTACTATGTGAATATTCATCAACTGTACAATGTGCGAGTTCATGTAACAAAACGTGGAATATTTCATTAGATTCACCATCGATACATATACCTATACTTTTACCCTTATTAACATTATATCCTATATATCCATTTGTATATCGATGTGCGGTAAGTGGAATTTCCCTGTATAACATTTTGAATTCCTGATTATTCGTTTCCTTAAGATGTTCCCTGAGTGTCCTGTATTTTTCACGAACATCTGTTAATTCCCGTGGTTCCCTCGTGTTTACGTATAATAACACGTTTATGATAATCAGAAGTATGGCGAGTATCATCTTATCATAAACATACATAAAAATTGAACCTTAAAAAATAGTAGAAATGATACGTAAATTTATCGATTTTTTAACGAAACCTGAACCACGACCTGTTCTGGGACGGTGGGCGGTAAAATCATGTAGTGAACTACTCACATCCATAAACTCGGTGTACCAAAACCGCGACCACTGTGGTGATGTAATATGTCACGAACCTAAAAAAGCGGAAGAATATATTAAAACTAATAAAAAGTAATTATTTCTTATACACAAACCTAAATTTACTATACAAATCCGAAACCGGGTTCCCTTTAAGATCTTCCCACAATGTTAAAGTAAACCCCAAATCCTCCATTCGTGTAAAAAATATATCCTTATGGGCAATGGGTTCGACCTTTGGACCGTCTGCATAATACGGTGTATCGGCTAAATGGACGTATAACTTTTCCCCAAAGTTTCCTGAACTTGTATGTTTCATTAGAAAGTAGTTCCCTAATTCGTCTTTTACAGGTGTATTCATAATAATCTTATCTGAATTCGGTATGATTCCTATGAATTGACCACCAGGTTTTATTCTATTTTTAATTGCTAACAAAGACGTCTCGAATAACTTGGATGATTCGAATATATAGTGCAACGCAAAGTTATAACACACGACGTCGTATTTCCTTTGTGGACATGCAAATATATCACCTTCATAAAAGTTGACGCGTATTTTCATGTTTTTAGCACGCGACTTAGCCTCCTTAAGTGAGTCTGGGTTTGGTTCACACATGCTTATATTTGCACCGGTATGTTTCCACTTTTGGAGATCACCACCGAATCCACATCCTACATCCAAAATACTGTCGCCTTCGCGGGTAGCCGATTGGATGAGGAGACGCTTAGACTCGTTATGGTACTTGCGTATCTCCTCCATTTAATTTATATTCGCTTTTCTTTTTTAAATGAGGTTACTAAGGTTGAAAAACAATAAATATAAAGTCAATTATGTTTCCTATTAAACCACACCGGCCATAAATAATAGAATTTTTCAACTAAATTTTTATCTTCTGGTTTATCTACACGAGAATTAGCCATTATGGTTCCACCTCGACCAATACTTTCTACTAGATGATATTCACCTTCTGGTATAAATAATGTATCACCAGGTTTAGTTATTCGCGTTTCATAAGAAATGTTTTTGGAATTCAAAATTCCTGAAACTTCTTTTATACTTTTATTGGCTATGGATATTATAAATCTTTTTTCCTCTTCCATGTCGTCAAATGTGATATTAAAAATCAACCATTTCTTACTACCATACAACATGTATACAAACTGATCAAAACAATCAAAATGCGCACTGTATAACCATGGAGACGTTTGAATTCGTAACATGGTATCAGCATTATTACTGTTTTTTATAACTGGTTTCACATAGTTTATTAATTTCATTTCACTTGGTGTACATTTAGATTCGACTATTTTTATCATACCCGTAGAATTCTCTTCTCGATGTTCTTTATTTAGTAGTTTTGAATATGTGATATTCTCCCTATGACTTTTATAATTTTGCTCGTCATCTACAGCTTGAGATAAATCATAAAATGTTACATGACCTCTGATATAACCAAATCGTTTATTGAAATCCTCCCATGAATATTTACCCGGTTTATTTGTTATAATGATAATTGTGAATATCACAATAAAACCAAAAAAGATGTAAGTTAGTTTCATTTGTATAAACCCAGAAAATAATATAACGGTTTATATAAATGATTGGTATATATGCATTAATCTTTATTTGTGTGATTGTTTTGCTGTTAAGAATTCAACAGCTTACAACTATGAAATTCAAAAAGTGGTGTAAAAACAACAACGTTCGACATGATGGCATTGATGTGGGATACCAGGGGGGTTTAAGAGGGTTATATACCACTAAAGATATAAAAATTGGAGACTTGCTTATTGAAATACCATTTGAATCATGTATCAGTGAAAGAGTGAGACCTGATATAACAACTATAGAAGAAGATTACATACTCGCAAAAAAATTGAGAGATTGTGATACACGGAATAGTAAATATAATGGGTATATAAACTTTTTACCAAAGAGACCACATCTAATCGCCGATTGGAGTGATAATGAAATAGAGAAATTAAATTACCAAAAGGCATACGAATTAAGGGAAAATCAGAAGAATGAAAATGAACTTTACCCACAACATATGAAAATATATTTAGATTTAGTTCGATCTAGACGAATCATATTCAGGAACCATGATCATAATTTGTTAATCATGATACCATTTATTGATATGATAAATCACGACGAACATTCAAATGGTAAATCATTCGGATTTGATATAAGAATTGTAGACAACAAGATTAAGCTTTACTCATCGAGAAATTATAATAAAGGTGATCAGATTACTATATCGTACGGTGATCCAAAAAGTGAAATGAAAACAATTGACCATCATTTAACTCGACATGGTATTTTGATTAATCAGTAATGTCGTCATGTAAAGCCTAAGTATAAGAGGCTTAAACAGAAGATACTATTTAATCATATAAAACAATGGCAACTCTTGAACAAGATTACACGACCGTTCCCGGTCAATTATACGCATGCCTTTCCGTCGTAGGACCGGAAGCGCCGCAAAAGAATGATAAATTTGGAATTAAGATTAGGGGTACATTTAATTCTAGAGATGAGGCTGCATCACACGCTAAACGTCTTCAAAAAGAAGATGCGACGTTTGACATTTATGTTGTTGATATGTATAAATGGCTGTTAATCCCACCTGATCCGACAAAGATCGAAGACGTTCATTATACGAATGAAAAACTCGAAGAACTCATGTCTGGATACAAAGAAAATCAAGCACAAGCGGCGCACATGTTCGCGGAACGTAAACGTGATATGGTCGAAAGTGCCTCAACTTTTACGAAACCAGGTGATGAAAACTCGAAGTATTATACGAAACCCGATGAACCACCAATTAGCCATCCAGCTGAAGTTCTCGAACGTCTCCAAAAGGAAAAACCGGATACACCAATGGAGGAACTTGTTAAAGAAGCAGACGCCATGGTTGCTAAGGAAATCGAGGAAAGAAAGGAAAAACGTGAAGCTGAGGCAAAAGTAGCTCTTGAAAAAGAGGCGACTGAGAAGGGGTTCAATTCAGTTGAAGCAATGCAAAAGTTTGAAAAGGAAAAGTCTGAGTCGTCTACAGAAGCCCAGGATACCAAGGGTGAAGGGGAAGTCGAGGAAGGTGAAGAGGTAGAATCTAAATAAATTTGTTATATAAATGTAAGAATGTTGAGTATTATACTAAATATAATCACCATAATTATTGTTTTAGCCATGGTCGGTCTATTTTTACGATTGTATGAAGATCGAAAAAGTAAATCGGGTACTGAAAATGTGAGTGTGTCTGATGTCGCACAAGATATACTAAAAGACCCACTCGTTGTAAGTCGTGCATATTTTACGGGATCAAAAATTGGTTCTATTGGTAATTTTAAAGGGCAACAAACGTCTTCTGGACACTTATGGATTACAGGTAATCCTATCCGGGTCTAAGAATGACCGGTTGCATAGTCTTACCCATAAAAAAACCTAAAATAAAGGATACAAAAATAATAATATACGCCGTTTTATCTAAATTCGTGAATATATCTTCCTTTTGAGTTGGTTGTGGGTAAGGTTCGTAATACGGTTGCGGTGGCGGAAAATAATACTGTTCGTTATTTTCCGGTTCTGGTTTTTGTTCATCTGGTTGATGATCCTCTTCTTTATTCATAAAATCATCCGGATTATAGTTTATAGGTGTACCAACTTCAGCTTCCATTTATAAAATGTAAACCCATTTTTTTAAGCTCTATATTACTCATCTTCTTCCTCTTCCTCTTCATCAACAATAAACCCTTTTAAATTACCATTTTCATCCATATCACTATCATCATCTTCAAAATCATCCTCATCATCCGTCTGAAGAAGATCAATATCACTTTCTATTTCCGATTCGGTTTCATAATCATCGTCAGAAAAATCGTCTTCTGGGAGATCTTCGAGTGGGTCTAAGCGTTCTGGAACCTTTGAGACTCTCCCTGAACGTGTACGTGTAGAAACAATTGTTTTTGTCATTATAAATTAATGTATGTTTATTCTTTTAAATACATTACGCAGCGTTAATAGTTTCATTTATTAAAACAAGGCTAAATTCAGCGTTTATACTGTTCGCTAACGTGTCTATTTCTTCTATAACACTCGTATCGGTAGAAACGGTGTATAATGCAAGTTCTCTTAAGTTTTCGAGTGCACGATTT